CAGGGTGTGCAGGGTGTTATGGGACAAGTCTCAGCAGATCCAACAGTTACAGCGTTGCTTTTTGGTGGAATGTAACTAGTTTAGTAGTTCTGTAGTTCCGTTATGAATCTGTGTGTATTCTGCTGCGCCTTTTAAAAAGTTTACTGGGCGATAGTTTCCTGGCTTAAGTGTGTAGGTATAGAACGTTTTTTGGTTATCTTCTTTTTTCATTCGAAAGTTGAAGATGTACCAATCTACTGGGCAGTTAATTCCTCGTGACTCTACGTCCTCTACAGCCTTTCGTGCACCTTCTCGGCTTACCATGTAGCCAGCACATGACCACTGCTGATACGAGATACAAACGTTTTCCGCCCCAATAGTGTGCTGGTCTTCGTTGTACGCAAACAGGGAATCATCAGGAACAAAGAAAGAAAAGAAATCCCAATCAACGGGAAGTTGACGCATGTACATCTCAATAACTAGTTGAAAGTTTTTACTGATAGTAATGTCATCCTCAAAAAAGATAAGTGTGTCGTAATCGGACTGTAAGAACTTTTTGTAAGCCATGTAGTTACTTGCCCAAACGCCTACAACTCCTGCACTAGGAGGAAAGGTTTCTCCTGGCTGGCAGTAGTCTTCTACTGTATTAACTTTAAATTCTGGATGAAGGTTGACAAAGTTTTCTACCTTATCAGCAGTATTTAGGTACATAGTCAGAGAACCAAGCCTAGGCAAAAATGACATTTGCTTAAGGATTGACTCATAAGATTTGTTGCGAAGTGGGTTACCCGTATCTGTGTGGAATACCTCAAAGCATGCATTTTCTAGCATTTGGTTACCCAGATTTGATATCCAGTTTCTAGGATCTGAATCTCTCCCTCACAGATAGAAAGAAACGCATCAATTCCTCTTTTTGGCTCTAGAAAAGGCTTTCCACCCTCACGCCATTCGTAGTCATCAAACGCCATAACCCCACCTGGCTCTAAGACTTTAAATGCATTTAGACCATCAAGTGCGGTTTGTAAAGCGGTATGGCTACCATCAATATAAATAAAATTAAATGTTTTTGTGTTTTGATTAAAAAACTCATCACTAGTCATTTTGTTTTTAATGACTTTGGATTGGTTTTTAAATCGAGAATCGTAGTATTGCTCAACTGACGAAAAGTCTAAAGAATCATGCTGGTCTTCTTCACTTCCAGCCCAAGTATCCACATCATCAATAGTAATGATATTACGGTTGATAAGCAACCATTCAGTGGCGTCTCCTGTGTAAGTGCCAATCTGCAACGCTCTTAAAGGAACGTCAGGACATTTACGATCAAAAAATGGTGAGGTATATTGAAACCAATTAGGAAACATTAGAACAACCTTAAGTTATTGATACATCCGCTTACGTACTCTTGTGACATTTCTACGTTATCTAAAAGGTGGTTGAATAGTTCTTTGCTTTCTTCTTTGCGCCCCAACCACCAACCTGCAACAGCCTTTTCAAACATTAGCACATATGGTCCGTTGTACTCTACATACACAGGTAGAGGCTGATTGAAGGTAGCAAGTGTGTGTGCAAGCCCAAGTTCTGCAAACGTGTAGGCTTTTTGCCATTCTTTATTTCGCTCATGAATGCGTGCTAAGAGGAAATACGCCTCTGGTCTACCAGGTATCAATGTCAAAGCCTGCAATGTGTTTTGATAGACGGTGGCATTTCTGTCTCCCTGCTTACTAAAGCACAAAGACATTCGTAGAAGAGAAGAATACGCAATTATAGGATGAGTCTTGTACCCTCTATCTGCAGCACGTAGATAGAACCCAGCAGCAGAGGCATACTGACCTGCATCATAGTATGCGTTAGCAAGAGCGAAGTTCTTTTCAGGATTAAAAGAGTCAAATGCAACGTCTGTTGCTAACTTGTTAATTGACATATGTTTTTGCCTCTTCAATCATTTCATCCACAATTGCGTGTGGAACTTCTAACACAAATGCTGAGTTATCTTGAACGCCAAAACTTACCAATAGATTGTCGTTTATGATGGCGGCTCCAACACAGAACTCAATAGGAGTGCTCATAAAAGCAAACTCTTTGCTTAAACCAACAAAGTTAAACTCTTTGTCCCAAACAATCAACCTATGGCGGTAAGTTGAGTCTTTTTGGTTTAGGTAATTTCTCCAGAGTTTGACCTCGTGAGTAATGCAGATGTAGTAATCGCCCCAAGAAACAACGTGAGATCCTCCTCGTTGATCAATTGGAGGCCGTGGAACATTGTCGTTAATTACGGTCTGCTTACACTCAGGAGAATTAGGATTTGCCCAAACCACCTCGGTAGGCATAGCCCACTTAACAAAGTGATACGGGTTATCTAGGATAGGCATCCAGTTTTTTTCACAGTACGAAGTGTCGTCATGCAGTGGGGCAGGTACTCGAACTCGTTGAACTTCTTTGACAGTCCAATTCTCTTTGTCAATTTCTACCTTACTGTATTCCATGCGACCTTGGCCGTTGGTTGTGGTATCACGACGAACACCGATCATGTAGTAATCGCCATCCCACTGAACAACGCGAGCATCTTCAAGGCCAACAAACTCCCAGATAGGAGTATGAAGATTGAGCATCTCTACCTTGGTGTAGTTGATGACGTTATAGTCTTTATCAAGACGGCAGAGAAAGTTATTAGTGACTAGACGTTGGTCTTTCTCTGGATGAAGGTAGGTTAAAGGGCCCCAAGGACTAAAGAATCTTTTATCATTTTCAGAGATATAGAGAGTATAGTTCACCTGGCGAAGGTTGACCAAGATGTCTCCATCATCGTCGATATAGACAGATGGGTTCATAAGGCCCAAACCATTGCTCAAGGAATTGGGGATGATAATTGGGGCCAGTTTTCCGCCCTGAGAAATAGACTTTTGTACCAAGTTCATGGGGTCACTCTATTTACCCTTTTAGAGTTTAACAGTACAAACTAACCCTTATTCTCTACCCTTTCTTTATCACCTTCTAAAGGAGTCATCTTGGCAACTTCCTACCTTCAACTTGGACAGGCGCAGGCAGGCACATCTGCCACTCTTCTCTACGCCGTACCATCAGGATATTCTGCAGTTGTATCGAGCATCGTGCTCTGCAACACAACCAACGCAGCGGCAACAGTCAGCGTGTTTTGTAACAAAGCAGGAACAACAAATACTGCTGCTACAGCCCTTGTCTACAACATGACAGTCCCAGCGTACACAACCCAAACCTTTACTCTAGGTATCACAATGGCGTACAGCACAGCAGCCGATACCTTGTATGTCCAAGGCGGCACAAACAACGCCATTACTGCAACAGCATTCGGAAGTCAGATCCAGTAAGATGGCCCAAAATAACCCAGTCGGTACACACATCGTCACTGACGGTGCTGTTGGTACCCGCGTATTCGTAGGTAACACCACACCGTCTTACCCAACCACTGGTGACCTTTGGATTGATAACACCGCAGGATCTGCCCCTAACCAGACCTTCTTCTCATATACAGCAACAGGTGGAGAAACATCTGTATCAGTCACCTACACAGTAGGAACTGAGAGCGTATTCCTCAACGGAACTAAACTCCTTCGTGGAACAGACTATGTTGCTACCTCAGGAACAGCCATCACAGGACTCACTGCACTATCTGCAGGAGATATCGTAGAGGTTGTTTGGTTTACTTCTTTCTTAGTTAATGGTTCATTGCCATTATCAACAGTTGCTACAAAGGGTGATTTGATTGCTGCGACAGCGGCAAGCACAGTCACTAACCTTTCAGTAGGAACTAACTATCAACAAATTGTCCCTGACTCAACACAGGCTACAGGCCTTCGTTGGGGCGATGACAACAACATCCTCACGATTATGGGAGCGTATCTATAATGGCAGTTACAGCACAAACCTTATTCCGTGGAGCGGCTACAACCACTACCACGACTACTCTTTACACGACTGCTGCCACAGGCACCACTATTGTAACTAACATCATGGTGGCTAATACCTCTGGTTCATCCCAGACATTCACCATCGCTATTGATGGAACGGCTCTCTTCACCACTACAACAATCGCCGCTAACTCAACAGCCTTCTTTGATTTAAAGCATCCTATCGTGACAACAGGTTCTACTAAGACAATCACTGGCGGTGCGTCAGCAACATCAGTCAACCTATTCATCGGAGGAGTAACACTCTAATGGCTAGTACAGTCTTTCCAGCCGCTGGTGCTGGTGTAACTCAAAAAGTTCAAGAGTTTACATCTACTGGTACATTTACCGTTCCATCTAACTGCACCTCTGTAGAAATATTTATGGTTGGTGGAGGCGGTGGAGGAGGTTACGCACAATCCCCAGCAAGTAACCAAAATAGTGGTCTTGGTGGCGGTGGCGGTGGTGGTCAAGTAATCGCAAGAAAATTGAATGTAACTCCTGGACAGGCTTACACAGTTACTATTGGTGCTGGAGGTTCAGGCGCTTCTTCCTATGCAAACGGGACAGACGGAGGAGATAGTTCCTTTGGTTCTTTAGCAACAGCATTAGGTGGAGCGGGAGGAAGTTCAATAAACTCGTCATCAACATACACACTTCCAACACGAACCAAAGCGGGTGGTGGTGGACTTGCAACCACTGGCTTTGTAAATGGTTGGGCAAGTGCTGGATTTGGAGGAGGAGCAGGGTCTGCAGGATACACGCTTGGAAACAACGCAAGTTCAGGTGCAGCACAAGTTTTTCCTCGTCTTTCTCCTGGCCTTTCATACGCCTCTAGTGCATATGGTTACTATGGGGGAAACATCGGCGCTTCTATGGCGGGTTCAGGCATAGATGGTTATGGAATTGGTGGTTCGGGCGGTGTTAATACGGACACTACACAGAACATTGGATTTGGTCCATTAACTGTTGCCATAGTTGGATCTACAACTAACACGGCTGTAACTGGCGCAACTGCAACATCAAATACAGGAAATGGCGGTGGCGGTGGCGCAACATTGAGTAGCGGGTCGGCAATAACGGCAAATGGCGGTACTGGTGGTTCTGGTTACTGCCGTGTTACTTACTGGTCATAAGGAGATAATTTATGGAAAAACATTATGTCTTTCTTAAAGATAATAAGGTAGCAAATATTGCGGTATTTGCTGAACAAGACGATGTTCTTGCTCAAAAAATTGTAAATGAACAAGGTCACGATTCATTTGTTTGGATTAACGATTCCAAGATGCCTAGTCCTTATGCAATTTACAATGGTACATCTTTTGTAGAACCTACAGAAGAAGAACTTCTTGCAGCAGGTTTGGCACAGCAAGCAACTCCAGCAGAATAAAGGAAGAAGAATAAATGACAAGAGCCAGAACTAACGCCTACGGTACTACTACCTTAGGTTCTACAGCCCTGACTTTAGGCTCTACTACCACATCTGTATCTGGTCTTACTCTTTCTTCTCCATCATTAAACGGCGCCGTTTTTAACTGGCCTGTAGAGTCTTGGTACATCAACTCAACAGCGTTTGCTGGATACACAGCCTACCTACAAACAAACGGCGCTGTGCATTACCTTACTACCGCATCAACAAGCAACGGTACACTCAACATTACAGCGGCCTCTGGAACAACGCTTAACTCAGTAATGACAACAGGCCAAGCAATTACATTCTCGCTCTTGATCACAAATACAACTGCTTACTATGCAAACGCATATCAAGTAGACGGATCAACTTCAGGTGTAACAGTCAAGTGGTCAGGTGGAACTGCCCCTTCAGCAGGTAACGCATCTGCCGTTGATATCTATCAATTTACAGTCCTTAAGACTGGCTCTGCAGCATTCACAGTATTTGCTGCTGGCCCAATTAAGTATGCGTAGTCTGGAGGCTATCTAATGCCATTTTTTGCCCCCGTATCTGCTGGTGGAATCGGTAAAGCAACTGTTACCGCTACTACTGGTTCTCCTACTATTGACACAACCTCTCGTACTGGTAAGACTATCTACAAGTTTACTGGCTCTGGTTCTGTAACTGTTGGCGTTGGTGGTTACGCTGAAGTGTTAATTATCGGCGGTGGCGGTTCTGGCGGTAGCGGAAATCAAGGTTCAACACCTGCCAGTTCTCTTGCTAGTGGCGGTGGCGGTGCTGGTGGATATTTTTACAACTCAACTTTATTTATTCCAGCAGGAACTCTTACAGTTACAGTTGGTGCTGGTGGTGCTGTTGTAAACAACGGCACGAGTCCCGGCAACCCTTCTCAACTAAGTTCATACATTGTTTTTGGTGGTGGTGCCGGAGGGACGGGTAGCGCCGTTGGTAGTGCGCTTAACGGTGGTTCTGGTGGTGGTGTTGGATGGTATGCCGCGCCCGCCTCTGCTGGTTCTGCTTTACTAGGTCAAGGTAATAACGGCGGGGCAACTTCGGGAAGCGGCAACGCTGGTTCGGGTGGTGGCGGTGCTGGTGGTGCTGGAACTAGCATTACTTCTGGAAACAACGGCGGTGCTGGTGGTGCTGGTGTTTTTAACTCAATTACTGGAACTTCAACAGCCTACGCTGGTGGCGGGGGTGGCGGGGTACATGTAAACGGAGCAACACCGGGTAGCGGTGGTTCTGGAGTTGGTGGCAGTGGTGGTGTTTGGCAAAACTCTAACAATACTGGCGGTGCTGGAACTTCTAATACTGGTAGCGGTGGTGGCGGTTCTGGCGAATGGTACTCGGGCGGTAACGATGCGGGCGCATTGGGTGGCGCGGGTGGCTCTGGTTATGTAGTGGTGGTGTTTGGATAATGGCACATTTCGCAAAAGTTAATTCTGACAACATTGTTGAACAAGTAACAGTGGTGTCTAATTGTGCCCTTAACTCTTGTATTGGTCCAGATCACTGGGACTACCAAGAGGAATACCATGCTGAACATACAGGAACTACAGACTTTCCAGAATCAGAAGCGCTAGGTCAAGCGGTGTTAGCCGAGTCTGGCTTTGAAGGTCGTTGGTTACAGACTTCTTACAATGGAAAGTTCCGTGGAAGATTTGCTGGTGCTGGTATGACATATGACCCAGTTAAGGACGAATTCACAATACCTTCAGCAGAGTAAAGCGCCCCAAACATTCAAAGAACTGAGAGAATAACAACATGTCAGTAAAGAGATGGAACGGCACTGGGTGGGACATCTATGCAGGCGCTGGTCTGCAAGGTGTTCAGGGTGTACAAGGTACCCAGGGTACCGCTATTCAAGGTACTCAGGGTGTTCAGGGTACTGCTGGATCTAACGGTACTCAAGGAACCACAGGAGCATCGGGCCAATTTCCTGCTACTGCAGTTTCATCAAATATTACTTTGGCCGCATTTAACGCCTACATGGTGGATACAACAGCAGCCCGCACATTGACTCTTCCTTCATCTCCTACACTAGGAAATGAAATTCATATTTTTGACGCCACAGGATCAGCGGCAACTAATAATATTACCGTTAACAACGGCGGAACAAACATCAATGGTGTATCTCAGAACTTGTCAATAGATAAAAACTATGCAGGAGCAGTTCTAGTTTATGTAGGTGCGTCCTACGGATGGAGAGTGTCATAATGGCTCTTAGTTATTCTTCTTTAGGTGGAGCAAACACAATTGCCCAAACTCTAACTGCTGCTTCAGCAAACACTTTATACGAGTCAGCATTAGTACTTACTCCAGGAACATACAGTATTGTTACCACTCAGCCTGGTTCTCTACTTCTTTTTAGCGGATCTACGCTATTGTCTACACTCTCTTTTTCAAGTGGAACAACTACAGTCAACATTGGAACAACCACAACAAGCCAAAAGTATTACGTAACATCAGGTTCTTCCGTGTTGATTAACATCACTCTGACAGGTCAAAGTGTTGCCAATACAACAGGAACTTTAACTACTTACACTTCATCGCAAACAATCACACAGACTGGATACGCCTGGGTAGTACTTGTTGGTGGCGGCGGTGGCGGTGGAGGCGGTCATGGACAGTTCTACGGCGGAGGTGGCGGTGGATCTGGCGGAATAACAGGCGGAGCAATGACTCTAACTGGATCAATGCCGTTAGTTATCGGCAACGGCTCTAGCGGTGGAACGTACCCTAATGGCGGCGGTGGATCTGGTGGAACCACAACTTTTGGTGGCCTCAGTGCTTCAGGAGGTACTGGAGGTGGAGCAGGTTATCAGTGCGGTTGGGGCGGAGGCGGTGGTGCTGGTAGTCCAAATGGAGTAACTGGAGCCTGCGGTAACGGTACTGTTGGTAAAACTACTATTAACTCAAACTCAATTTTTCCATGTTTAACTGTGGGAACCACAGGCTCAGGCGGAAGTGGTAACGGTAGTGGAGGCGGTAGTGGCATTGGAACAGGTGGAACTGGAAACGGTGGTTCTGCTTCTGGTTATGGTGCTGGCGGCGGCGGTGGCCAAGTTAGCACAGCAGGTGGCGCTGGTACACAGGGCGTACTTTACGTTCTAATCTAAGGAGAAACAATGAACTTTGCAGTAATTGAAAGTGGAGTTGTAACAAACATCATTGTTGCAGACTCTCTAGATATCGCACAAGAAGTAACAGGTCAAACATGTGTAGAGTATCCTGATGGAACTCTGGTGTACATCGGAGGCCCTTATGACGCGACTACAAATACTTTTGGTGCCCCTACTGCTTCTGCTAGTAGCAACTAAAGAAGGTTATTCTTTATCTCCTGTAGCACAAGGTCATTAGTTCTAGAGGCTCTAAACTTTCTGTAACGTTCTACCAAAGGTGTTCCTCTACCCATCCAATCAGTAGACTTTGTGCAGTGGTCTATGATGGCAATAAGGTTTGAAGTCATTTTAAACCTCTTTAGTGTGACTTCTCGATCTGTATTGACATCTATGTAGAACAAAGGTTCGTCATCTTCTAAAGTAAGGGTTCCCTTACTATCCCATAGTTGCATCTCCAATGTGTAAGGCCTAAACCAACTTCCTATATCCATTTTGCCAGGCACTACAGAAGCGTATTGAAAATACTTTGGTTTGCTAAAAATAGGTGGGGTAAAAGTTGCGGTGACTGGCTCTTCAGCAAAAAACACGTACTTTAATTTAAAGTCAATGGTTGGCCCAGTAAGAACGGCAGGAGGCCTAGTCAACTCACATGATAGGTAAGTTGACGACGTTGGCTGCATGTATTCAGCACCAGGCTGTGTGAAGTCGTATGAATATATTGACTCTAAAGCGTTTTTAAATACAAATGTATTTTTAAATTGGTGAACTGCCGCAGGGCATGAGGTGTAAGTAGTAGAACCTCTTGCTGGGTTTTTATCCTTCATTATAGATTCCCATAATCGAGTAGGTTCTGGATAAAGCATATTCCACTCCCCGTCTTCAGAAGAAGAAATGACGGGAGCCCAATAGACTACGAGTGGTGGCAATTTTGCCATAAAAGGAGATCCTCTCAACAGGCTGATATAGTCAGACTCTACACACTGCTATTTTCAAAAGCAAGTGCACGTTCGAGTACATAGCCATGCTACAGTGGTGCCCTAACTAAGGAGCATTAGATGGAGATCATCTTTACCGACACTCACAACCCAGACGGCGTATTAGAGAAGCCTAAGCCAGCAACTGAATACATACCTCAATGGTATAAAGAAGCAGCGTCTTACCTCTCGGCTAGTGGAAAAAAAGAACCAATGCTAGACGGATCTCCTACAGCCACTATCAAACGCTGCATGCCACTGTGGGACATGATGACGGCTGGATACATCATGGAAACTCCGTATGACATTTACGTGCGACAAACCTCTGATGGGCCTTACTTTCAATGGGGCAATAATGAGGCAATTGCATTTCAACGCATGGGGCAATTTCAAAACCATCCGTACTCACGAGATATTAACTACGCAGTAAGAATCGTCATACCTTGGTCTATCAAAACACCTAAAGGATATTCGATCATGGTCATGGAGCCTCAACACCATGAGCCTTCTCCTATAGTTTGTGCGTCTGGAATTGTAGACACTGACGATTTTTCTATCCCATTTAATATGTTTCTCAAATTACGTGACCCTAACTTTGAAGGAATGATTCCTGCTGGAACACCATTTTTGCAGGTTATTCCATTTAAGCGTGATTCTTGGTCTTCCTCTTTAGGGGGAGATGCAGAACGAAAGAAATACAACGCTGATATGCGTAAATTTAACCGTGTCTTATTTGATCGATATAAGAAATTCTTTTGGAACAAGAAGACGTATATTTAAAGGCTCCCAAGTAAATCCTTTTTTCCAGGGTAAGATAAAGGATAATAGGTTCCATGCGTGGAACCCAGGTACAGGGACGATTCAAAATCCCATTTGAAATTGCCTCTAACGATGAGGGAATTGTAGATGAACTACGTTCTCCTGTAGGAACGACGGTTCAATGGTGGACATTTGACCCTAACGCCTTGGCCTCTAACTTAGACACGTGGGTAGACCCTATCTACGACGTCTCAAGCCAAACTCCAGGACATGGCGTTCGTTGGAACGACCCATTTGATATGCCTGTCATTATGGCTCAACACGTTCGTGGCGACTCTGCTCCTAACGAGCGAGGCTTCTACACCACGGACACATTTAAGATCGTGGTAGCCGTGGCCGATCTCAATCGTATGCTCCCAGACATGATTGCCAACCCAACCAACCATGTCAAAGACCACGTAGTGTTTAACCAAATTGTATTTCGCCCTATGCAAGTTAACCCTCTTGGACGGTACGCCGAACGGTATAGTGTGGTACAGATCGACTGCAATCAGATTAACCCTGAGGAGTTGGTCAACTACCCTCAATTCCAAGACTATGCAAACTAGAAAGGCGTGACATGTCAGACGACACAACAACACCTGCAGTTGATACAACAGCCGCTCCAGCAGCGGATGCAACTGCGACAGATGCAACAACTGCTCCAGCAGATGCAACCACCACTGATGCTTCAGCAGCAGCCGCACCAGTAACAACTGACGCTCCTGCAGCAACCGATGCAGCACCTGCAGATGCAACTGCTCCTGCAGCAGATGCAGCCGATGCACCAGCAGCAGACGCAACAGCAGATGCAGCACCAGCAGATGATTCAGATGCAGACGATGCTGATGACTCAGATGATGAAGACGATTTTGACTTCGACGACTTCGATGACGAAGACGACGAGGATGACGACGAAGACGACGCTGAATAACTACTCAGCACTTAAATAATCAATAGCCTTACGTAAAAGTTCGGGGTTATCTTTAAAACGACCTAACCCATTGTTACAGTTGTTGCAAAGAAGACCCCGAACTTTTCCTGTCTCATGGTTATGGTCTACCGCTAGGCGAGATTCTGCTCCTCTTCCTCCTCCAGCCTCTAAACCACAAATAGCACAAACATTTTCTTGTTTTAAAAGCATCTGGTCATATTCTTCTGCAGTAATGCCGTACTTAGCCTTCAAAACGCTTCGGCGGTTATACTCTTTCCACAGTTCTTTCTGGGTAGGGTCTTTACGTTTTTCTGCTGTTCTTTCTGCCATACACTTTTTACACCAAGAGGTTTTACCTCCTGATTTATTGGCATGGGTGTAAAATTCATCTAAAGGCTTTTCAGTCTTGCAATGTGAGCAAGTTTTCATACAGATAAGGATACCGTAATGGCTAAGACAAAGAAACCTTCTAAAGGTAAAGTTGAGGTCGTGATGCGTGAGTACAAAGAAGGCAAACTTCACTCTGGATCAAAGACTGGACCAGTAGTTACATCTCGAAAGCAAGCCTTGGCCATTGGAATTAGCGAAGCAAGAAAAGTCAATAAGTAAGTGGCGTTGCATAAATTAGAACCAGCGCCACTTATTTATCCTAATGGAGGTGGATTAAAAGCCATGGCAGGTAAACAACCAGAATCCCACAGGTTAGAGGTAGAAGCCCTTGCTAAGAAGCATGAGGCTGAGATGGCCAAACTCAAAGAGAAGCATGCCAAGATGACTAAACCTATGACAGGGGCAAAAAAGAATGGCTAAGACCATTAAGATTAAAGGCGAAGGCCATACAATTAAGAAGAACAAAAAGGGCGATGTCATTGTTGACCATGCAGGCAACAAGGGCAAGTACGACAAGATTGACTTAACCAAGAAGACAAAAGGAAAAGTCAAGACCATCGACCAAGGCGTAAAAGCCACTAAAGATTGGCATAAGAAAAATGGCTAAAGCAAAGTTAGGTTCAGGAGC